CTGGTCATCGCCATTCTACAGGAAAGGATTGTCGAAGCAGAAAAACGCGCAGTCGCGGCGGAAAATGAAACTCGTCGATACAAGGTTCGCCGCGCTGGTATAAGTAACAAAACAGTTGAAAATGCATTCAAGAATTTACGAGAAGGTAAATCCCTTTCAAGAATGAAAGCAAACACCATTCTACTCATTCAGCAGTCCGGTCGCTGGGATGAAGCCAGGAAGATTCAGGCACAGAGAAAGTTATGTTAGTTCCAATTGTCAATCAAAGTTTTCGTCTTTTCATACATCTTCTTTCCATAGAAGGTTTTATCCTTTTCCCCTACCCAAATTGTGAGTCGGTCTTCGAGGAACCCCTTGAACTTATCCGAGTCACAGTCAGACTTGTATCGAACCTTTTCACCCTTAAGTGCCTCTTCCATCACGGTAATACGGGCATCCATCGAACGCTTAGCGAATTCATCAGGGGTAAGTCGAGTAGAGACTTCTTGTTTTTTTCCAAGTGCCATTTATATTATGGACGCACCTATCCTTTATTACTGTAAAGCATGTAAGAGGACTTATGATGGTCATGCCCAGTGCTGCTTCGAGATGGAACACATCGAAGTTAAAATCCCCACACATACTAAATGATACCGCTCATTATAGCTGGCGCCCTCACTGGAGCTCTCGCATACACTTTCATGGGTCAGAATCTCGTGTCATCCTCGGAGGCCAAACGCCTCATCAAGGAGGGTAAGATAAAGAAGGTTATCGACGTTCGTACGATGACAGAGTACCGTGCCGGGCATTACCCCAGAGCACTTCACATCCCTGTCGATAAGATTAACGAGAAGACAACCACAGAACTTCCCAAGAAGGGACTACTCGTCTACTGCAACACTGGGCAACGAGCCAGATTTGCGGCAGAGAAATTGGAGGAACTTGGGTTCGAGGATGTCTATTACATCGCTGGAACGTATAGGGGTTTACTTTAGTTTGACCCCCAGAACCCTCCTCAACTTCTGAAGGACGGCGGGGTCCGGGATGGCTCGACCCGACTCATACGAACCTATGATACCCACATTCACACCCACTGCGATTGCTAAATCTTTTTGTGTTTTGAAACCTTTAGCAATACGCCCTTGTTGAATCATCTTTGCCATGGAGAGTGGAACCTTCTTGTGTGTCCCCAGCTCTTCATCCTCCAACTTCTGCTCCTTCGTGCGCTCATAGTGCTTAGGAGAGGGCTGCTTCGTGGGTGCAGCTTTTCCATGGATGATAACTGGATTCCAGTCTTGGTGATTCATCTATTTAGATAGAGCGCTTTGTTTTTAAGATTCTTTCTAAACGTTCCCTTTCTTTCCTCGTGAAGATTGTCAACTGTTCAACTTTACCCTCGAGTGTTACCCGTCCATGTTGTTTCGTGGAAGAGACATTTTCGACGCGCACCAAGTCTACCCAAGACATCTTTGAATCGGGAGTTTTACTGTGATGTATCGCCAATACAGCTGCATCTCTCTTCACATCCTTAGGGAGGTGTTCACCATCGTAGCACACGACAACATGAGCACCTGGATATCCACTCGCATGCATCCACCAGTGCTTCGGGTCGCTTGTATTCGTCAGACAGTCATTTTCTTTTGCAATTTGTCCAACTCGGACAGGTATATTACCCGATGCGATGTATTCGTACATTCTATTTCTTCGTTACAATTACAATGCACGTCGTTCTTAAGCCCAGTCCCTCAGTGACCCATAAATATCGTGTCATCCTCCCAAGTAAAAGAGCTATCGATTTCGGTCAGAAGGGTACTCAGTATTACCCCGACCATGGTGACGCTCGTCTCATGCGTGCACATCTTATTAGGAAGGGAGCTATCATTCCTAAGAAGTTGCGGATAGAAACGAATCATCATGAAATTCATAGAGGTATGCTCAATATAGATGAAAGTGAAAAGGAAGATTGGGAGGACTTTTTCCGAGCGGACTACTGGGAACGATGGATGCTCCTGTCCTACCCCGACGTCAACAAAGCCAAGCTCTACATGACTATGCAAAAAGGTATTCTTTTTATGCCTACACATGAGGACCTTTGGTTTTCTAATTGCCAGTAGATCCAAAACCACCTGAGCCTCTATCCGTATCTTCCACTATGTTGATTTCTTTGATAGGTGGCGTTTCACATTTCTCAAGAACGAGCTGAGCGATGCGATCACCCTTCTTAACCTCAAAGTCTTTGTCCCCATGATTGAAGAGAACGACTTTGACTTCACCCGTATAGTCCGGATCGATGACCCCCGCTCCGACCTGGATACCGTGCTTGACGGCGAGACCCGATCGAGGCGCAACTCGTCCATAGACTCCCGGTGGGAGAACAATTGTGATCCCCGTGGAGACAAGCCCTCTCTCCGACGCACGAATAACACAAGACATATTGCCATAGAGGTCATAACCCACAGAATCATTGGAACCACGAGTAGGAATAATAGAATCATAAGTCAGTTTCTTAACCCCGAGGGACATACTGCTTATCATACACATGTAACCCTTAAGCGTAATTATCCACGGGAAGAACCGATTTACATGTTTCTCTCATAGCATCAACATATGGTTCTATAGTATCCACGCGACCTTGCCAATCAAATAACATATTCTCATGGGCGCGATCCCTACAAACATCTCGATTTAAATCGATATATGTTTTTGTCGAAGCAGCTGCACACACTCGTTTCATTCCATTCTCTCGTGCTTCTTCTTCCGTATCTCCACCGATGCTCATCGACCCTGAATAGTCATAACCCTCTCCATATTTATCATCGCATACTTGCATGTTAATTACTTGGAGAGCTTCTATCTCTTTTTGTTGTTCCTCTGTAGGAGGTTCCCAAACACCCTTTGATCCAAAGATATTAATATCCACCCATGATTTGACACGTGGCTCTGTATTATACTGAATCACAGCCACCGCTCCAGAAGAAATGGAGCAACAACATAGAAATAGGAATAGAATAAGGACTGATATCATGTCATATATGTACATTTTTAAATGTGGAACTCATATTTAAAAATGCACTCAAAGGGTTTCGAACCCTTGACCTCAAGCTCACTGAGCTATGAGTGCGTGTGCTGAGAGCGGGGTTCGAACCCGCGCGTGCGTAGCACAGACGATCTTAAGTCGTCCTCCTTAGACCACTCGGACATCTCAGCCCGAGTATTTTAGTCTTCAAATCTTTAAGCACTTCGGTGGTGGTTCGAAGGCTGTCTGTTCTTTCAGTTCCTTACGTTGCTTCAACTTCTTAATGTCCGCACCCTGGCAGTCATGCTTCGTCAAGTTGATACAACTCGGACAAAAACTGCCTTCACAATAGTTACAATCGATGGGGACACCACACTTCTTCCTACAACGTTGACACGGCATTCTTATTGTTAACTCGGATAAAGATTTTAAGTGACTTTCGTACAGAATGTCTCTCACTTACGCGTTTACCAAACCCGTCGTCCCCACCGAGTACTCCCGCCTCAAGACAACCCTGAAAAAATCTACAGCTGCGTATGGTACTGCTTTGAGTGCTTCGTACTTCATTACACAAGGTGCGGATCAAGGTGTTTCGGCAACCTTGGGAGCTGCTGCGTCCTACGCGTATGTTACCCTTCTATCAGATAGGGTGGACAAGTTTGAAAATTCGGCAATTCAGAAGGAGTTTTTGGCACCACTATGTGCCGCTGCTTTTGAAGTGTCGTGGAATAACGCACCTTTCGCGTTTGACTTTGATTATGGAGCTACTTTCGTGGGGTTCCTAGCGTACAAATTCGCACTCACCACAGTCCTATACGAGACCGTAAGGGATATGATGATTGGAGACAGCGAAGCCTTCTATGACACCGAGGAGAAGGTCTATAACGACCTTAGCGAAGACGACGAAGTTCCCGAGCAATACGCATCACTGCACGAGGAGACGCTTGGTTGATCATCCTCTGGCCAGTCGCATTCATATAAGAAACACGTTTATCTATCATATTTTTAACGTTAGCCCTGGCACGCGCAACAGCGGCTGGGCTGGGGCTGCGTGGCTTGGGTCTGGGTGGGGGAATCCTGGTGGTCATGTTCCTCATGAAGTTGGCCGCAATCTTCTTGTTGAGAGCCTTCTTTTCCGCACGCTTCTTCGCAGCCGCACGCTTCTTCGCGGCCTCGGGGTACAGCTTCGCGAGGGGGACGTTGTTCATGCTGTTCTTCGCCTTACCCTTGATGGCACCACACAGCTGCTGGACAGTCTTCTTCTCAGTGTTGATGCCATACTTCTTGGCAACCTTCACCACCTCATCCTTCTTGTAGAGACGGCACTTTTTCGCACCGAGCTTGAGATCACCCGCCTTGTCTACGGAAACGAGTACTGGAGTCATTGTTTAGTATATATTGAGAAAATTACTGGTCTTTATTAAAAGGGGTATCTACTCTCACGTCTCACGAAGAAACCCAAATGGAAAAAAGTCAAGGCTTCATCTCCCCAGTCTGAAGGAACTTATCAATCCTGTTCGCGATAGACTTCCCAATACCCTTCACCTTCTTGGGACCCTTCGCCAATTCCTCACCACTCGTCACTTCATAGTCAAGGTTCTGAATAATTTCAGCAGCCTTTCTGTACGCGCGAATCTTGAAAGGGTCTTCGAGGTCATCAGCATAATCATCGAGAGCCCGTGCAACTTCGTCATTGGTGGAGACACCCTTCTCGAACATCTCGAGCTTCTGCACCTTTCCAGTTGAGAGGAACTCGTCGATGACATTGGCGATGCTCTTGCCAATACCCTTCACCTTTTTGGGACCCTTCGCGAGTTCTTTGCCACTGGTCACCTTGAATGGAAGCTGGTCGATGATATTGGCAGCGTAGTCGTACGCCGCACTCTTGTGCTCATCCTTTTCGTAGTAGGCGAGACTGTCGAGTACGTCGGCCAACTCACTGTTGTATGAGACGAAGAACTCATCATCAGAGTCAGACTCCTCAAGAATTTGTCCCTCATTAGAGGCGACAGATTCAGAGTCGTCAAAATACTCGTCGAGGAACTGGTCAACCTTGGAGGCAATACCCTTCCCGATACCCTTAATCTCGAGGAGACTCTCACCATTCTGTACCTCAAAGTCGAGAGTGGCGATGATGTCCGCAGCCGTGTTGTACGCCGCAGCTTTGTAAAAGTCGGAGGTCATGTCACCGAGTTCCTTCAAGTGTTTGGCGATGTCCTCGTTCAGCTGGAAGGTCTTGGTTCGGGCAGTCGTCTCGTAGAGGGAAGCTCCAACCCTCTGAATTTCAGAGTCGAGAAGCTTCTTTCGGAGTTCCTCGTTCTCCTTCTCGAGCTTGAGGATGTATTCGGTGATGGAAGTAGAGTTCATGTTTGTAAGTGATATACATTTCACGTGGCTCTTCTTTACTTAGGTGTTTAAAGATGAAAAACTTCTTTATATAAATGTTCATCTTAAGACCAATGATTGTACGGCCGAGTGCTATACTCCGTGCCAAGAAAGACGACTTTGTGGCCCCATCTGATGCTCCCGGTGAAGGGAACAGACGCTTCCCAACATGGGATGAGAAGGATGAACCCGAGACGAAGGAAGTGAACCCCATCAAGAAGTTCATCATGAAAGTTTTCAAGATCAAGGAAATTGATCATGAAAAGTTCCGAAAGGAGAGTATGTGGGCGATTAAGCCACGGTCTCGACCTCGAGAATAAAGTTTTTATCAAATTTACCTAAACGAATCTTCCCTTCTTCCGCGAGGTGTTTAATTTTCATACCCAGTTCGCGATGGTCATCTGGTTCGGGCATACCTGGTACGTCCGGCATAAATGCGGCTAACGTGGCCATCTTCTGGTTCATAGTCAATTCTCTGTTTTGAAACAGTTGCTTGATGTGGGGAGGAAAGTTCTCGGGGTTCATTACTTTTTATTTGGACTTTTTCTTTAATTGGTTACTCTTGGATTTTGGTTTTTTAGAAGAACGATCCTTCACATGTTTGACGAGACTGACGGCGGCGGCACTTTGTGCAACTGTAGAAATAAGGGCTCCTGTGCAAATGGGGCACGGCATCTTATAACTTTACCAAAGACAATTATGATGCCTAAGTGATTCTCAATACATTCTAAAAAACATTGACAAATATGGAAGCTCGTAAGGACAAACTCAGAAGTCTTCTCGAAAAGGATTCTCCCTTTTTTCGAGAAGTTCAGGAAGACTGTAAAATTCAAGTTGAACAGAAAAGTAGGTGTGTCAAACCGATAACACGTAAAGGTCTCCCAATTGTCTTCAAAGGTATAAAGCTTAAATTCGATCCTGATACATTCATCGATTCCAGGAAGAACACGGTACTTACAAATCTGACACGTGATTTCTTCAAAACTAAAAAGGGTGAATGCCCAGGATGTGGTGATTTGTGTAAGCGGTTCGAGCGGGCTCACACCATCAAGGAGAGACCTGCTATTGCGAAAGAGGCCCTAGAGAACGTCATGGCAAAACATAGAGATGATGGGATGTTCGAGGAATCGGAATTCAATTGTGAGTTTATCGATTTACACGAGAAGTATCCAATCGCCTTCATATGCTCCAAGTGCCATCTGGTTCTCGACAACGTTCTTCGAAAAGAACAGTCGAGAGGACCACTGTCTTATGAAGACTTGAAGAAGATTGATTACACTGGTGCAAAGCCTGTGGAGTTGTTAACTTTCGATATTTATGGTAATGATGTGACAGAACCACCTAAATCTATGAGTCAACTGCGCCACTTGATTTTTCAGGGGGTCGCGACGGAACATCTACGAACCAGATTTTCATCCCTCAAACAGAAACCTGGTGATCTTAAGGGTGTAAGGAAGTTCGAGTTTGTGAGTTGGTACGACAACGAAGAATTCGACAACGAGGGTACAGTCCTTGAGTTCTTCATTCGTGGGTCCAACAACAATGAAATCATGAAAGATGTCTTGAGAGCCATCTTCGAGGAGACGTTCGAACATCTCGAACCCTATCGGACCACTCTCTTCCAATTTGATCTCCGCCTCAAATTGCGTCTTGCAAATGGAGAAATCATTGAGATTAACAACAAGGATGTGGGGCATTTCAAGTATAAATTTTAGTCACATCCACATCATACCCCAACTCCTCTAGGACGGGGTCATTCTTATAGTCTATTTTGTAATAGATCTTTTTGATTCCACTACTCGCTAGAGCCTTGTAACAGTTTAGGCAAGGATAATGTGTCACATATGCCACACAATCATCGATGGAGGCACCCCTCTTCGCCGCATCCGTGATTGCGTTAATCTCTGCATGTATCGTAGCTTGTTCGTGACCATCCCTCACGATGGATTTGTGCTCGCAGCCACCCAGAAATCCATTGTAGCCCATACTGATGAGCCTATTGTTCTTCACGAGGACACACCCCACCTTCAAGCGTTCACATGGAGACCTGACGGACGCGAGATCTGCGACGTTCATAAAGTATTCATCCCATGTAATGCGATCAGTCATATTGAACACCTAAGTAAATGTACTATTCATCATATTTTTAAGTTTACAAACATGTCCACCACACACAACAAAAAGGAGTTTCTTTGTGAAGTCGCAGGTGGCATCGAGGTCTTCATGAATTGTTCAATGTTATCTGATGAGATTCACGCCGGTCAAGATGAAGATATTGAGGTATACATCAAGAATAACATTCTCGAAGGACCATCATTTTCCACAGAAAAGTTTTGCAAAGCCATGCAGACCATCGATGACAAGACCATGAGAGATCTACTCTATTATTTTGAGGATAGAGACATGAGCATGGTCGAAGCCTACAACGAGAGCTGTCTGGGACTGGATGACCTTCCCCAAGAACTCACGGACATTGCAGAAGCTATACTTGACCAAGATATCGTCACCTTTACAGACTTCCTAGAATATTAGATTGTAATGAAACCTAAGTAAATGCAGTATCTTCAAATTTTCAAGAAAAAAATGACGACTCTCACCGATTATGAACACAAGCTCGATACTCTCATCAAGACGTACCCGGATGGGGTGCCTCGTGATGAAATGAATGAATTTTTTGAATACACGATTGAAAACAAGGATGTCCTTCTTTACGGAGTGAGTGATGAACTACTCTATGCCGTGTGTGATAAAGCCTATGATGACAAACGTTTTCGTACATATGGCGAAACCATTAATGGTCTTATTGAAGAGTTTAGGGAAGCGAATCCGAGTCCGACTGCCACCGCGAACAAACAGTTCGAAATGAATAATTCGGTGAGGGAGAATGCTGTATCTTGGGCTGAAAAGGCCGCAGCTCACGGTCAGAGGAAGTATCTAGTATCTAACACACGAATCATGGATATGATGAAAGATATGATGGAACATTCGGACAAGATGGCGAGTGAATCAGAGAAAAATCAACCCATTGTGGGTAAAATCTTCGCACTCAAGTTTGCACCCGAGCCAGTGGAGAAACCTAGTATGTATGAGCGTGTCTGTAGGATGTTTTATTAATCAACGTAAATCCTTATCAGCCGTATAGTACGTCTTCCCCTTAGTGGCGAAACTATGCACCCTCGCGTACCCCCACGCTTGTGGAGAGGCTCCCGGACGATGCCCGGTTCTCCACGCAGCGAGTCCCCTGTTGTAGATGGTCTTCACTGTCTTTAGAGGAATCTTAGTAGCCTTAGCAATTTCAGGCAGGGTTTTGGCTCCCGGATACATCTTCCTAAATCTCTGGGTGTAGGAGGAAGTCTTAGTTTTTTGTCCCTTGTCCGTCTTGAATCCTTTATAGTCTCGCTTGAGCATTTTCTTATAACGCGTCTCGACCTCCTTGAGGGTGGTGAGTCCCCTGAAATATTTAAGGGGTGCGTAGATTTTACCCTCAGATTTACGCAGCTCCCCAACCTTCTTGGTAATCTGAGCATCGCTCAGGGGCATCTTACCTTTTGCCGAGATATTTTACTGCCGTCTTTATATCGGGAAATAGGCGATTGCCCAACTTCACGCGACCCGAGTTAGGATTGTAGTACCCTGTGTAACCCTCGAAAGTTGCCCGAATAAAATCACCCATATAAAAAATACAACATTATTTTAATAAGTCAGGATGGGTCTCTCGATTATCATGGGGAATATGTTCTCTGGTAAAACTTCGGAACTTATTCGAAGGTTGAAACGACTCAAAGTTCTGGGGAAACAAATCATGGTCATCAACTCTGCCAAGGATACACGTTCCCCAGATGAAGTTCTGAAGACTCACGATAATGTCAAGTTCGACTGTCACAAGGTCTTCGAGCTTTTAAAACTTATTGACACACAAGCTTTTGAAGATGCTGAGATTATCGCCGTCGACGAAGCGCAATTTTTTCCCGATCTCCAACACTTTATTCGGTACTGTCTAGGTGCAGACAAAGAAATCATCGTCGCAGGTCTTGATGCCGATGCGTTTCAAAGAAAGTGGGGTCAGATTCTTGATTGTATACCCTTAGCGAGTGAAGTGACAAAGCTGTCAGCACTCTGTATGCGCTGTGGAAATGGTAATGCTGGACCATTCACAAAACGCACGGTAGAAAACAAGGAATTGGAACTCATCGGTGGGAGTGACATGTACATCGCAGTCTGTCAGAAACACCTGTAAACATCCAAAATGAGGACAACCCTCCTCCCTTGACCCCTCTTCACAACCTCGTGATATTTGGCATGGTCAAAGAGGAAATCTTCACCGTCACGATGTTCGTGTGCCCCCTTCGTAGTATAGAGTGTGCAATCACCCCCACTCTCTATAGTAAGATGATAGCGTAGAAGCCAGTTTGATTCCGCACGATGTGGTGGAATGACCATGGGTCCCTCCACTACAGCAAACATAGCGGTCTCTTTGTGGATTGAGGGAATCTGATCGATGAGACTTTTTAGCACTGGAAAGTCCTCAACCCTGTAGAAGTAGTACCCATCATTCTTGTCGAACCATGCATCTGCTTCGTGGAAGAGATGTCGTCTCAGACTTGGTGAAATTTCTAGAAACTCTCGACGTATCTTCTCGTAGTGTGCCTTGATGAGCCAAAGTCCAGGTGGTTCGGGTGTGGACACGACACTGAGTATGTCGACCAAAGCATTTTGCATACCCATCAGGATACGCCTTGGGTTGTTGAAGTATAGGCGGTCTATGGGTGCCTTCAGATAATCGTGGAGTACCAAACCCATTGGTACCAGGATGAGAGGCCACATTATTTTCTCAGTAGATAATAAAAATGCCAGTTTACGGTAAACGTTCCATGTACGCTGCTCCCAAGCCCAGTGAACTCATAAAGACTGTCGAAAAGCGTTTCGTCATGCCCAAGGTTACCCTCGTTCAGGTGATTTTGGTTGCTGTGATTATCGCCTACGCCTGGTCTGCTCGTAAGATGAATGGTGCGGTCGTAGGTACTCTCGCTCTCGCTGTGGCGCTTCTTCACATGTATGACCACCTGTATCTTGTCAAGCGTGGCCCTGAGCGGTCTCTCATCCGCAAGCCCGAGCGGTACCAGTTCCGGAGCAACCGTCTCCGCCAGAGCCTCGAAAAGCGTGTCGAGAAGTACTCGTGCCAGTCGTGCAAGTAAATTATATTAGCATATTACAAGTATGCGCGTCAAGATTAGTAAAAGCCCCGACCGTAAGAAAAAGTTTAGGGCTGTCTTAGAAGACGGCAGGACTGTTGACTTTGGTGCCAGTGGATATTCAGACTACACCAAACACAAGAATCCTTCACGTATGCGTTCCTATGTACTCAGACATGGTGGTCGAGTACCTAAGAGGACAATGGCGGAGCGCGATCCCAAAAAGATCCATAAAATGATGCTCGATGTGACATCGAGTGACAAAGAGGATTGGAAGATGAGTGGTATCGGTAGGGCCGGTTTTTGGTCCCGCTGGTACCTCTGGGGTCATCCATCATTTGAGGGTGCTAAAAAGATCATCACCAAGAAGTTTGGTTTAGTTTTTGTTTAATTTTGCGAGTTCCAAAGCACGTTTCACAAACGCCTTATCCCGTTTAATCTTAGGATCCGCGGCGATAAGACGAAGCATCGTAGCAGTGGGAAGTTTAGGTTTGTTTCCCGTTGGTTTGGGCATCTTCTTCAGTTTTTTCTTCGCATCCTGAATCTGTTTCACACCCGGCATTTATTATTTACTGAGACCTTTTTTGGCGAGAGTCGCCTTGAGCTCAGCCATAAGCTTAGTGCGTTTGTTGTTTAGCACAGGCT